GTTAATTGCTTTTGGTACAGCAACTTCCATGGGCAGGCAGCGTTCAACATTGACTAGGTAGTAGCAGTATTCAGTTTCAAATGCTTGTTTATCAACCAATCCTGAAGTGAGGCCGTCGGTTAGACCGCCGTTTACTGCGAGCTGACCGTAAAGTTGGTTCGAAAATTGTTCGAAAGAATATCTTTCAATATTATAAATTGCATTTTGGCCTGAAATTTGAACGTTGAAATTAGAAAATAAGCAAAATGGAGAAGTTGGACCACAACCAGCAGGATCAAAAGGAGATTGAAATGGAGCACAATTTACAGTTCCTACACTGTTAGAAGAAGCAGTGTAATATGGCAAAATTAACACCTTTTTAACTCCAGCAATACCATTACTAATCAAATAAGTAAAAGGAGATTGTGGAGCAACACCAGCAACTGTATATTGGTAAATATCTTCATAAATAATCTTTTTAATAGGAGAAGCCAAATACGAACTTTCAAAAACAGGATTAAATGTGTAAGATGGCACTATGAGTTGAATTGATCCACCTCCAACTTGACCTGTTGGTAAAGCAGCTCCAAACTGAGCAATTTGGTCACTATTATTACATGTAGCACCAACTGACAAAGAAGCAATATAATTACCTGCTAACAAACCTGATAAAGGAGTAGTTGCGGCAGCTGTAGCATTTCCAGCAGTAATCATAATAGGAGAAACACCACCTAGAGGACTATTTACACCAGTACATGAAAGAGTTTGAGCGTTAGCACCTGTTGCAACTGTTGTAAACTTGACTGCGGTTTGATTTAAGTTAAAAATCATTTTAAAAAATACACCTTTAATCAAAGGTATTCTTTCAAAAAATTCGTGTAAATGTTTCAACATAACTTGGGCTAGAATAGACACTTGATAGCACCTTGTTCCAGCACTATTAGCAGGTTGATAAGAAATATAAGACTTCCAAAGATTAGAACATGTTTGAGCAGTAATCATTCCACTATATGCTGTACCAACAACTGCTGAACTTGCGTCAGGATCGAAATTCCATGATTGTATTCTTCGCAAAAGACCAGTATTACCTTGATCTCCTACAGCTCTTCCTACAACTGAAGGAAAAGTGCAATTAACAACATTGTTGAAAACACCTTTACCTGTAGAAGCTATTGCGGTTTGATTACCAACTGATAAAGCATTGTCAGGAAAAAAACCAATTGTTGGACCTTGTGTTCGCACGTCATCCATAGACAAACTTGACATGAGTTTAAAACAATTCCACATACCAGAGAAAGGTGTTTGTTGTACTATCGTAGTTCCATTAAGCTCGCAACTGAAGCTGTGAATTACTGAACCAAACCAATTTTTAAGACCAACAACATTATCGCATGCTCCAGCAACCATATCGACACTACCAGTAAGTGTTAAAAGTAGAGGAATCATTAAATATGCCTCACGATATGACATATACTTATTACTGTTTGCCAATTGAGAAGTATCAATAATACATTGATTGCCTTGATAATTTCTATTTTGATTATCTAAAATACTTAACCAATCTTTTCGGACGAAAATAGAAGGAGAACCTTCACTTGCAGAAGCCATATCAAAAACCAATGTGTCAGCCATTATATAATGTATTGAGATAAAAACTTAAAACATTATATTCCTAAAACCTAATATTCTTAACCTTTTTTCTTTCTAAAGGTTTTACTAAAAGTTGGTCTAATTTTCCTCCTAAAAAACCTTCACCTTTAACTTTTGCTCCAGTTGTAGCTTTATAATCGTCAATTGACATATAAGAAGATCCTGATCCTCCTGCTGGAGTATGTAAAAGCATTGATCCCATACCTGAACCATGCACTCTTCCTAAAGATCTAAATCCACCATGAGTTCTGCCACTAATGTATGATTTCATTATATTATATACAGATAATTAAAAAGGACATTTTAAAATTATTTGTTTTTTAAGATTCCTAAATTTAAGTGAGTTAATCATTAAAGTATTCAACATTGTTATTTGTTTTGTTAAATCTTTTTCTTTATCTGCTGCTCCTTCTTCTTCACTTTTTAAATTTTTCATTTCGTGCATTAATCTTTGCTGCTCTGTTTGTAAATCGTCATATAATCTATTTAAATACTGTTCAGTTATCATTCCATTCATATATATATATCCACTTTTTAAAAAAGCAGAGCAAAATGGCGATCCGAGGGATTTTATTTACCTCCGCTTAGTTGATTTACTAAATCTGCTATTCCTAAATCTTTTGTATCTCTAATCGCTAATAATATTGTTATATTTGGATCATTCATTATTAAAGGTTGTAAATTTGCTCCTAAAAATGTCATTCTCAACTGATTATATGTTCCAGGTAATAATTTATTCCAGGCAAATTGAGGAGGTTGGTCTTTTATTTGACTACCAAATGCTACATTAGTTGGTGTGACTGAATAAATTATACTACTTGGAACAGCATATTTGTTATTGATATTTGACACTGCTATAAATACACTTGGATTAGGTTGAACTTGCGGTGCTATAGTAGATGTAAAAGAAGATGTAATCAATAATCCAGAAGGACTTGTATAACCAGCAGTAAAACCCACTATTTTATTAAACTGTGCAGGAAAAGTTACTACTGGACAAACAGCAACAGAAGGATAACCTCCCCAACTAGCAGGTGCTGTAAATCCTGTTGGTAAAGAAGTTGGAACTGGATACACGTTAAGTTGAACAGCATATGCCGTCGGATTGACTTGTATTTGAAAATAAAATACATTTCTTCCTGTTACAGTATTAAATAAATAATAATTTTGTGCTAACAAACAATATTGTTCAATATAAGATTGTAAATCTGCAATTTGATATAATCCGTCAGGAAAAGTTATGGTTACAGGTGTAACTGTTGTTCCAACTCTCCAATTAAAAATTATCGTATTATTACTTAATGCTGCTGAAATATTATCCCACGAATAATACATGGTTGCACTTTGTAATGCTATTTGGTGATTAGGAAAAGTAACTGAATTAGGAAAGTTATATACAAATGAATTATTATTACCGTCTGGAACTACGTTTGCAGATGTTAATACTATTGTCGCTGACATTTATATATATATATACTATTATTTCCTAAACTTTATTGGTTCAGTTTTTTCATAATGGGTATATTCAAAAGCTTTTTTACCTAAATTTAAAGGTGTCTGTGATTGAGGTGAATAGAATGGAGGTTGAAAACTATTACTTCTCATTTGTGGAATACTGTTATTTATTAATTTTGGATTTGATTGTTTAAACTGATAATTATGGCCTATCATTATACTATATCTAAATATAAAAAATTGTTTATTTATAATCCTTGTGCCGCTAATTCTATTAATATTTCGTGTGCTATTCTTTTTGGAACTCTTCCTTCATGTACAAATTTTAAAAGCATTAATTTAAATTCTTTTACTAATTCTTTATTATTGTTACCTGCTGATATTTCTCCTTTCAATATGTTAAAATGATCCATTTCTTTTTGCTCTCCAGATAATTTTTTTGGAACACTTATTTTTTCTTCTAATTCTGCTAATCTTATGATTTTAGAAAATACTTTACTATCTTCTGTATTTAGTTCATTAATATCGTCATATTCTGGTAATCCTCCACCAATAATCTTTTTAAGAATATTTCTTACATTATTACTTACTAATGCTGTTGGAAATGAATTAACTACTCCGTTTTTCTGTGTTCTAAGTTGTATTATATTTCTATGTAATTTAGGTCTATGAATGTAATATTTTCCAAAAGCAGAATAAGGTCTTATTTTATCTTCATCTACTTCAGTTACTGCTCTTTTTGCTAATCCTTTACCTCTTATTTTTTTCTTCAATCCTTGTCCTCCTATTGTTTGAAAATATGCTGTCATAATTTCGTCAGCATTGGTTTCCTCCATTTTATATGTTTGTTTTCCTCCTCCTGTAGTATGTCCTTTTGCTGATATATTTACTACAGATATTCGTTCTTTATTTGGCATTGTAGTTAATGGTGTTTTAGTTGCTGCTATTGCTTCTTTAAGTTGATTTTTTTGGTCTGTTAATTTTTGAGAATAAAATTCTTGCATAGTTCCTGCTGGATTTGTGTGAGGTTTTTTACTGCGTGGGCTTTCTCTTTCTTCACCTCCTGCTAATTTTTCTTTTGGAATTTTATATGCTTTATCAATCGTATTAGCATTATGGATTTCCTCTTGTGAAGAAGTTAAATCAGTATTTCCTTGTTCTGCTTGTGCTATTTCTAATTCATTTACTACTGATTTCATATCTCTTATTGTTTGGGGTGCTAAATCTACTGTTTCAAACATTGTGTTTAATGCTTCATTTATTCCTCTTGGATTATTCATTTCTACTTGTTTTCTTAATTCAAAAAATATTTCTTCTAGTTGATTAGCATTTGGCATATCTTCTGCTGCTCTATTTAATAATTTAATGATCGTATCAGTATATTCAGGGCTTAATGCGTCTATTATTTGAGGAATATTAGATGGAGGCAATATTTCTCTCCATTCTCTTAATTTACCTGCTATTTGGTTTGCTGATTTTCTCTCTAAACTTTCTAAAAAATTAATTATTGAAGTTAAAAGTTCTGGAGTTGGTAATGATTGTATTAGTCCTGAAGGAGTTGCCAATATTCTTTTAAAAGTATCTTGTTGTAATCCATATTCTACTCCTTTTACTTCTTCATATTTTCTCATTAATTTTCTTAGATATTCTAATACTACTGGAGCTGGTGCTATTTTCATTTGATTTGCTTTTTTCAATTCAGTTATAATTTCTGTTATGTTATTACTTGCAAATAATAATTCATTAGGTGTTAAATCTTGAACTATATCATTTGCTATTACTCCTGTTGTTATTTCTTTAAATTGACTTCTTAATTCTATTTTAATTCGCTCCATATCTGCTCTCTTTTGTGTTGGAGTTCTAGTATCAGGTAATGCTGAAGGTGGTTGAGATGATCCTGTAGATGCTAATAAAGCTATACCATTTACTGTTTTTTGTATATTGCTTGCGTCTAATTTTAAATAATTCAAATACTGTTCTCTAACAGTTTCTTTGTCACTTGGTTTAGAAATCCAATTAGGGTTCATTATGTTATATGTAAATATAAAATAATTTATGCCGTACATGATTCTTCTTCTTTTTGCAAAAGAGTTATATCAGTGTTTAGTTCTTTAACAAATTGTGTTTCAGGTTTGAAATTATCACCAAAAATTTCGTCATTGCATATATCGTTAAAATCATTTGATAAAGTTTCGAACCAATTTTCACCTAAAGTAGAGATATATTCATTCATTATTTTATTAAATTTCATTTTCTCTCTTTCTCCTAAATATTTAAATTCCATTAATGGTTTTTTACCCATTTTAGTCATACAAATCACAGATAGTTTAATTACATTATCACCTGTAAAATCTTCTTTTCCAAACATATATATATTATAAATATTTTATTTTTATCTAAATTATACTAAATTTATTTCTGTGTTGCTACTACTTTGACTTAAACTACCAATATTTCCTATTGGTAATGGTGCTAATCTATCTCCTATATTTTTAATCATTACATTACTATCTGTTATTAATTGTATATACTCTTTATACTTCTCTTCTAAAAATGATATTCCTGACACTGATCTATTTTCAGGTGTTAATGCTAATACTTTATATATCTCAACTGATAATAAATAAAAATCTTTTGACGACGCTAATTCACATTCCATTCCTGCTTGAATACCTAAATATAATTCTATACTTCCAACAATTCCACAACTTAAAGCTAATAAACATGTCATTATAGATATTTGACTTTGTATCATGTATGGTTGTAATCCTATTGAAATTACACTATTAACTGCTGAAAGAATAATTATTGGTATTTTAAAATATCTCAATAACCCTTTTAAATATAAATATCGTTTCTTATGCTCTTTAGACATTATTACGCTATTTTGTCTAATTCCTTCGCATATATTTTCTATATCTGGAGACCAACTCATATATATATATATATATTTTTAAAAAAGCAGAGCAAAATGTCGATCCGAGGGATTTTACATTAATCTACTAATACACACTGAACTTCGTTGAGAACCAGAAGCACCAGTATAGTTAGGGAGTAAATAAGAAACACTATAAGAAACACCACCTGTTAAAGTAACTATAGAATGATAATTTGTTGAATACTGAAATGGTGTGACGGTTTGAGAAGACAAATACATTATTTGCCCACTTCCCCCCACGAGAGTTGCTCCAGTAAATACGCCAAATTGTATTTGCGGAATAGTAACCGTTTGACCATTAGCAGAAAAGTTTAATGATATTTTATATGTTCCATTAAGAGTTGGACTAAATACTCCTGTTGTATTCAATGTTTGAGTAAATTGAGTTGTATCACCTTGAACGAGACCATTAAAAACAATAGGAGTTAATACATTATTTTTTACAACGGCGGTTGATACTGTTGCTGAAACATACAACCAGTTTGAACCCTGATTAAATCCAGTATTACGACCAGTTGTTGAACTTAACCCTGCTGAATTTAATGTTAATCCTATTGCGGATAAAATACCAGTGCTTGGAATATATGATAATGGACTAGTTACACTATCTATAAATGCTTGAATACTTGATCCGACGGCTGACGCAAATAATGGATAAAATGTGCCTGAAGTACTATTTTCTGTTACTGTTATATTAGTTGCTGTTGTAGCTGTTGTAGCATTTCCAGCAAAATTACTAGTTGTTAATGTAGAAGTATTTGGATTATATGCTAAATTTGAAGCTACGTCTAAATCATAATTTGCTGTGCTAGAATTTGAAATAAATGGAACATAAAATGTTGCGTTTGTTGTTGTATTTGTTGCTGTTACTTGTGTTGCTACTGCTGCTGTTGAAGCAGTTGTTGCATTTCCACTTAATGAACCAGTAAAAGTGCCAGCAGTTACATTTGAAGCTCCTGTTGTCAATACTACTGAAACAGCAGATGAAGCTGATTCAGGTAAATTACCTGAAGTTGCTGTTACTAAAGGAAAATAATAAGTTCCATTGCTTGTAGATGTAATTGCTACATTATTTGCGTTAGTTGCTGTTGTAGCAGTTGAAGCATTACCTGTTAAATTTGCTACTGTTAATGTATTAGTATTTGGAACATATGACATTGGAGTTGTAGATGTATCCGCATATAATGTTTGACCTACTCCAGTTGTTGAGACAAATGTTGGATAAAATGTACTTGAAGTATTATTATCTGTAACAGATATTCCTGTTGCATTTGCTGCTGCCCATTGTACTCCTGTATTTGTTGAAGTTAAAACTTGTCCTGTTGCTCCTGTTGCTCCTGTTGTGTCAGCAAACGATCCTTTTAAATTAAAATTACCTGGAATATAAGTTGTTTCTGTGTTTCTTCCCAAAATTATACGATTAGATCCAGTTATGTTAGAACCATATCCAATACATGTTGAATCTGTATAAGGATTTGCCAAAATATCATAAGATGTATTAGCACCAATAAAAGTATTCCTACTAGAAGCACTTATGTTTAATCCTGCTTGTGACCCAATAGCAACATTATTTCCACTGCCAGTTTGCATACTACCTAAAGAACCATATCCTATTCCAGTATTATAATTTGTGGTATTAAAATTATTAATTGCGTCGGATCCAATACCTACATTAAATCCACCTGAACCATATCTTCCAGCATAACTTCCAACAAAACAATTATTGGTTTGTGTAGTTAAATTATCTGCTCCAGTAAAATTTCCAATAAGCATATTACTATGTCCTGTTGTTAAATTAGCTCCTGATAAAGTTCCCAAACATACATTATAATAACCAGTAGTTAATGACCTACCTGATTGGTCACCAACAGCAACATTACTATTTCCTGTAGTTAAATTAGCATAAGCATTTTGTGTATTTTGTGTTGATATAATTACATTAGAATCAGTTGCTGTTCCCATTACCAAATTTTTAATTTTTGTTTGCTGTTGAAATGTATTTTGTCCAGTAAATGTGTTATTTAAAGGTAAAATAATTGCTCCGCTTGTTCCAGTTGCTCCTGTTGGTCCTTGAATGCCTTGTGGTCCTGTTGCTCCTGTAACACCTTGAATACCCTGAATACCTTGTGCTCCTGTTGCTCCTGTTTCTCCTGTTGCTCCTGTAATACCTTGAATACCTTGAATACCTTGTGGTCCTGTTGCTCCTGTTTCACCTTGAATACCTTGTGCTCCTGTTTCTCCTGTTGCTCCTGTTTCACCTTGAATACCTTGTGGTCCTGTTGCTCCTGTTGGTCCTGTTAATACTAATGAATTAGCGTATGCTTGAGTTGCCAATGGTTCTACTCCAACATTTGGTAAAATATCAAATGTTGTTGGAGTATAAACTGATAATAATGACGGAGCCATTTTTACCATATCAATATATGCTCCTGTTGCTCCAACTGAAGTAAATGTTTGTGTGCTTGTTGGATTATAAGTTAAATATTGAAAATCATTATATCCAATATCTTTAAAACTTGACTTATAATATTGATTTCCCAAACTTGTTCCATTTATATCACCAAAAATAAGATCACCTGAACTATTTACAACTACATTGTTTGATAAAAGATATTCACCAGTAAATGCGTTGTTTCCAGTAAATGAATTATTTGTTGGTAATAAAGAAGCATTTGATATTGAAGTATCTACATAATTTTTGGTTGTTAATTGTGTATTAAAAATTGGTCCAGTTGCTCCGCTATACGCTGGTAAAAAATTAGAAAAAGTATTAATTCCAGTCCATGTATTATTTGTTGGCAATAAAGAAGCATTTGTAACTGCTGTGCTAATAGAAGTGTCTGTATAATCTTTTGTAACTAATTGTGTGCTTGAAATTGGTCCAGTTGCTCCGCTATATGTTGGTAAAAAATTTGAAAAATCATTTAAACCAGTAAATGTATTATTTTTAGGTAATAAAGAAGCATTTGCAATTTCTGTGCTAATAGTAGTATCTGTATAATTTTTTGTAACTAGTTGTGTGCTTGAAATTGGTCCAGTTGATCCACTATATGTTGGTAATTCATTTGTAAATGTAGTTGAGCCTGAACTTTGTAATCCGTCTTGAAATTCATTTGCAGCAGTCCATACATTCGTAGTGCTTAATATATTTTGAGGAGTATATTGACTAAAAGTTGTTTTAACATTTGAATAAGTGCTTCCGTCATAATAAGTTATTAAATTATGATCTTTATTATCTGTATTTCTAGCATATGTTTTTACAACTAAACTTACATATGGTGTTAAATCTATTTCAGGTAAAGACACTGTCATTAAACATTGTGATATGGTAGGAAAATATCTAATTAAATTATAATATGAACTATCTGTTCCTAATTGTGTTTCAATATTATTACTATCAATACCAAATAAACGCCAAATAACATTAACCGCACCTTGATTAATAGTTGTTACTATAGAAGCATATAAATTCATATCCCAAAGACCAGCAGGAATATATGTACCTTGATATATATCTACTAGTTGATTAGCAAATGCTGATATAAATTGATAATTTCCGTCATGTGTAATTGTTGTTGTTATTGTTGATTGTGGATTAAAAACTTGGTAACCTAATTGTTTATAAGTGCTAATTGGAGGACTTGGTAATAATTCGTCATTTAAAAACAAAGTTACTGCTCTTGGAGGTGGAAATGTCTCTAAATAAGATAAATTAACTAAATCATTTCTGCCACTTGGAGCAATAGGACATGTTGGGGGGTGATTAATAAAACTATTTATTCCTGAAAATGTTTGATCACTTGGATAATTAATTCCAACTACTGATTGAATTGTTGCTTCTGTTTGAAATGTTAATTCAGTTGGAGCAATTAAACTTGTATTTGTTCCGTCTGTTATTTGAATTGCAGCTTTACCTAATATTCCATTACCATTATCACAATAAATTTGTTTAGTATCATTTTGTAAATTAATATTATCAGGTGTAATTATTATTGTTTCATTTCCATTTGTAATTGTTGTTTGTGCTGGAATAATAGTAGTTGAACTTATTCCGTCTGAAATATTTATCACATTGCTAGAAGAGTCTAAAATAATTTGGTTCGAATTTGCTATATTATCTACTAATACTTTTGTTCTAACATGTAAAATTTCTGGACTTGAAGGTAACAATAATGCTGTACAATTTGCGGCATTTTGAGATGCTGTTTCATAACTAAATGTGCTAGCTCCTGAAGTAATACCAGTTGCCGTTATATTTGAAATAATTGGATTAGCTGTTTGAATATCATTAGTTATTACTAAACCTTGACTTCCTGTATTTGTAGCGTCTAAAATAATACTACTATTTCCGTCTAAAGAAATATAATTAAAAATTACACCTACATTAGTAGAAAGCGAATTTGGATCAATTGACATTATATATTACTAATATAAAATAATAATATATAAACATTAGATTAATTTATTAACATTAAGTGTATCTCCAGTTTGAGTTTGATTAGCAACCATATTCCATGTTCCAGTTCCTGTTGAATTTAATCCATTTATATATTCAATACTAAATGAAATAGAACCATAAGTAGTTCCAGCAGGAGCAAAAACCATTAAAGTATATGTTCCTGTTGTTCCAACTGCTGACCAAATTGCATTCGTAGTATAAAAAGGAGATGCGATTGTTCCATATGTTGTTCCTTGTTGACCGTCTTGAATAAAATAACTTTTAATAGCACTTGGAGTAAATGGATATGAAACAGGTGTTCCATTAAAAGTTGGATTTATTTGGTTAGTGCTCCAATTTAAACAATTTGAATTTGCTGTAGCCCAATTAGCAGGTGCTGTTTGAATATTATAAGGATACAAAAATAATGTTCCTGAAAATAAAGAGAAATTGACGCCATATTGTAAATAAGTATTTACTTTAAAAGATAAAAAATCCATTCCAGTTAGATTATTAGACCATGTTCCTCCAATATTAAATGTAAATAAGTTTAATTGTTGATATACTATTAATGGACTTGGAGCAAAGTAAAGGTTACTTATATTATTAAGTTTTGGATATAAATTAGTTGCTCCATTTGGAAATAAAACAGTGTCTGTGCTTGTTCCTAATACTATTTTATTTGTTGAACCTGCTGGTAATGTTGCTCCAAATCCTATTGCTGTTGATTTTGTATATGTACTTGAATTATCCGCCACTCCTGATTGAGCACCGAGAAATGTACATTGACTAGTATTTAATGCTCCAGTATTAAAAACTCCTCCAATATTACCAGCCGCATATCCACATGCTGTATTATTAGCTAAATTAGAAGCATATAATGCTCCCAAACCTACAGCTGTATTAGCAAATCCTGTTGTATTAGTATTCAACGCAACATTACCAATACCAGTATTACTACTACCTGTATTATTAGCATTTAAAGCACCTCCTAAACATGTATTATTTGAGCCACTAGTATTACTAATCAATCCTACAATTGCTGTATTTTGAGAACCTGTTGAACCTACTAATGAGTTAGTTCCAATTCGTAATGAACCAGTAAGTGTAGGACCTTGACCTATTTTAATAGCATTTACTGTTATATCATTATTAAATGTTGTTGTTCCAGTAAATGTTGAAGGACCTGTTACTCCTAAACTGCCAGCAAATGTGACTGGACCTGTTACTCCTAAACTTCCATTTATTGTGACTGCTCCATTAATTCCGACGGGTCCAGTTAATCCACCAACTGATAAGCTGTTAATATATGCTGATCCATTTGGAACATTTAATGAATAACCACCTGGGCCTGTTACTCCAGCAATACTTACATAACTATTTGTTCCTGTTACTGAAACTGCTCCATTCACTCCACCTCCAATAGTTAATAAATTAATATTTGGATTATAAGTAAAATTACTATTAGAATCAGCATTTAATGAAAAATATCCTGTTGCTCCAGCATTATTAACCAATGGAATACTATAATTTACTGAATTATCTACTAAATTAACTAAAGATGTATTACTTTGAGAAATGGTTCCTGTTGCTACATTTGTTCCAAAATTAATACTTTGTGTTGCTGAAGCGTCTATTCCTCCTGTTGTTGTTAATAATCCTGACACGTTTGTTGTTTTTAATGTCTCTGTTCCTTGAGCTTGAGGAAATTGTAAATATAGCAAATCTGCTTGTTCTACTGTTAAAGTACCTGAAGGATTTACATAATTTAGTGAATTAAATATTGGGACTAATTCTAGTGGGGGTAAATATTCAGCCATTTATATATATATATATTTTTTAAAAAAGTATATACCTATATTAAATGCCTCCTAAAAAAAAAGTTGAAAAGGATTTAGTTCCACGAGATAATAAACCAATTAATTATTATGAACATGTGCCTAAAGAATTATTAAAAGAACCTGATAATCCTAATTTCAATTTACACCATTTAAAATTGCCATTTAGAATGTGTGTAGTTGCTCCTTCAGGATCAGGAAAAACTAATTTCGTAGTTAATTTAATTCACATGTTTTGTGCTGGCAAAGGAACATTTGCTGATATACTTATTTTGACTAGAAATAAAGCAGAACCACTTTATCAATGGTTAGAAAAAAAAGGTGAAGATAGAATACTTATTAAAGAAGGATTGCAAAATTTGCCACCTCTAGATAAATTTGATAAAGATGAAAATCATTTAATTATATTAGATGATCTCGTTTTAGAAAAAGATCTTTCACGAGTAGAACAGTATTATATAAGATGTAGAAAAATGGGTGTGACAATTATATTTCTCTCTCAATCATTTTTTAAAATACCAAAATTAATAAGAACTAATTGTAATTATTTAGTTATATTAAAATTAAATGGTGACAGAGATTGTAAATTAATTTTAACAGAATTTGGTTTAGGAGTATCTAAAGAAGCAATGGTTAAAATATATGAGGATTGCACTAGAGAAAAGTTTAATTTTTTACTAGTAGATATAGAAGCACCAAAAGAAGAACGATTAAGGCATAATTTTATTAAAGTATTAAATCCTTTAGAATATGAAATTTAATATATATATATATAAATATGGCATTAAGTGATAGTGATATTTTTGATTTAGCAAAAAGAATGGAAATTGATTTAATATTTTGTGATTTTAAAGATAATTTAAAAGACCATAAATTACAGTATAATAAAGGATACATTATAAATATGGAAGATGAATTTGATAAAAAAACAGGAGAAAGAAATGGTGGATCACATTGGACCGCTTTTATCGTCAGGAAATATCCTAATGGAAAAAAGCAACCCCTTTATTTTGATAGCTATGGACAGGGACCTCCAGAAGAAGTTAAAGATTTTATTAAAATAAGTAATATTCCTCATAATTCAAAAGATATACAAAGTATTTGTGCTGAAGTATGTGGTTGGTATTGTTTAGCATTTTTACATTGGATCGAAAAATTTGAATCACAATGTGGAAATATATATGAATGCTGTGAGCAATTTACGGATTTATTTGACGATTTAGAAAAATCAGTAGATTTTAAAAGAAACGAATTTATTTTAAAACATTTCTTTAGAAGTAAAGATCCAAATATAAGAGTTCCAATAAAAGTTTAATTCTCATTAATATATATAAATGACAATTAAATTAAATATAGCAGAAAAGAAAAAACGAGGAAGACCAGTTGGTAGTAAAAATAAATCTAAAATTGACTTATTACAAACAGGAGGAGTTCATATTGATTTTGAAAAAGGTTCTAATCCTAAAATTAATGAAAAAATTACAACAGGTGAAGGTATTAAAGCAAATACATTTTTAAAATCTATTACAAATGAAACTCCAGTTCCATTACCATTAATTGGAGATATTAAAGTTGAATTACCAAAATATGTTATTGTTCCAAAAAGAGGAAAAATAGGCGGTTATAAATATCGTTTAGCAAATCCTACAACAACTGCTAGAAATTTATCTACTAGATTTCAACAAAAATCTATTGATATTATGAGAAAAGTAATTGAAGAACCTAATATGGTTATAACCGATCCGAAGGAACAACCAGTTTTAAAAGATTTTAGTCCTGCAGATCAAAAGAAAATTATTACATATTTTAATGAATTTAAATCTAATGAAGGTTCTCATGTTGTAACTGAACCTATTATTCCTCGTGGAATTAATAAAAATCCTATTAAGACTGGAGGTGCTATTATTAAAAATCCCGTCGGAAGACCTAAAAAGATAATTAAAGATAATTTAGAAATAAGTGTTCCAACCATTAAAATTAAAGGATTATTATCTAAACATATGTTAATGCCAAGAAGAAAAAATGTTGTATTAGACGTTGAAGGGGCCGGTATTTTTAATAAAGTTGAAGATGCTGCTAAAAAAGTTAAAAAGGGTGCTACTAAGATTGGTAATAAAATTGCTAATACTGCTAAAGATATATCTCATACATTTCAAGATGTTACACATAAATTAATTCATGGTACTAATGAATTACCTCCAAAAGCTGTTGCTACTTTAAAAGCTTATGGAGATGCTATTATTCAATCTGCTACTATTATTCGTATTCCTTTAGGTGCTCCTTTGTCTCTAGCTTTAAATGCTGGTTCTGCTGGAACTTTTAATGAAAGATTAAAAGATCAACCATACGATACTCTTTATCACCTTCGTATTGATTTACATACTGATCAAGGAGAAATTACCTGTGAAAAAAATGAAGTTATTAATATTCAAAAAGATTGCCCTATTCCTGCTGCTGCTGAAAGTTTTTCAGTACATTATGTTCCTCAAGGACTTACACTTTCTGCTGCAATTCAAGCAACCTGGGAAGGAATGGGAAATAAATTTTTGACTTATTCCAGTAAAGATAATAATTGTCAAAATTTCGTAATGGGATTTGTTAATGCTAATGGAATGAATACACCAGAAATTGAAAAATTTACATTACAAGACGTTAAACCCCTTTTTACTGATAACTTTAGAAAACTTAGCAATTCTGTTACTCAATTAGGAGCAAAAGTTGCTATTATTACTCAAGGTGGTTCATTAGGAAGTTCTAGTCATATTGTTCAATCTGTTTTATTTCCAATTTCTCATTATACTATTAAAACTGCTAAAAAATGGTTACATGATCACGGTTATTCTGCTGCAAAAGTTGATAGAACTGTTGATATGTTAAGATTTAGGCAACATGATCCAGAAGAATTAAAAGAAGAAGGATATAAAACATTTAGGATAAAAAAATTAGGCCATTCAGGTATTGAATTAATTATTTCTTATAGTGATTATAATAAAATCTCTGGATATGGTATAGATATGCCGTCGGAAATCCACCACCACCACTATTATTATTCTCATGGAATGGGATTTAATGAACCTCCTTCAAGATCACCTGTTACTGACCCTTCTCTTTTACATGGTGAAGGTATCTTTGGTAAAAAAGCTGATAAATTTTTTAAGAAATTGGGTATTAGAGATATTGCTTATAAAGTTGGAGATGTTTTAAAACCAGTTGCTAAAGTTGGATTAGATGCTGCCATTACTGCTGCTGCTGCTGCTCTAGTTACTGCTCAGCCCGAATTTGCTCCATTTATGCCTGCTGCTATTATTGTTGGCACTAATTTAGCAAATGATTATATGGATCACCCTGGTAAGTACCAAGATGCATTCAGTTCTCCTGAAAAAGCAGTAAAATTAGCAAAAGCAAAAATGTTTGAATTTGCTAAAATTGGATTATCAAATGCTGCTTCTTCTGCTGCTTCTCCTGCAGAAGCTCCAACTGGTTCTGGATTTTGGGATTCTCCATATTCAGTTGATTCTGTTTTGAAAAAAGCAAAAAAAGCAACTGGTAAAGGTTTTGCTGATAAAGAATATTCAGTTAATTCTGTTTTGAAAATGGCAAAAAAAGCAACTGGTAAAGGTTTTGCTGATAAAGAATATTCAGTTAATTCTGTTTTGAAAATGGCAAAAAAAGCAACTGGTAAAGGTGTTAAGTCTAGTAAATGGATTGATCATGTCAAAGCTCACGCTGCCGAACATGGTATTTCATATAAACAAGCAATGAAAGAAGCAAAAGATACATACAACGCTTAAATTAGGTTTTTGATAATAATCTAATTTAAGAAAAAAGAGAGAAAAATTATTTTTTTTGTGTTCTTTAAATTGTTTTACTAATATATAAATGTGTCAATTAAAAGAATGTTTGTATATTGATTTAATTGAAATGGATACTGAAACATACTATTTTCATTATGACAAAAACAGAAAGTTACTTTATTTTAATAAAAGAATACATTAATGAATAAGAGAGAAATTGCAAACCAAATCAAATCTATTTCAAAAGATACTGCTTTAACGGATTTTTTGAAATTAAAACAAAATGATCGCAAGTCACAAACTGGAATTAAATGTATTGATTTTTTTACATTTGTTGAAAGATTAAATACTAAAGGAAACAAAGGTCTCTCTTTTTTTGATATTTATGATTTAAAAAATGAATTAAAAGATATTCCTTATATTGCTAAACTAATCACATTTATTAAAGAATACAGGAAAAATAGAAATGAAATACAAATATGGAAGGAAGTCCAGCAGGTTTATTACGGATCTATTAATGTTTTTAAACCTTTAAATGCTATCCAAATTTATAACAAATATAATCCATTTGCCATATTAGATCCATGTGCTGGTTGGGGTGGACGTTTAGTTGCTGCTGCTGCTATCAATATTCCATATTATTATGGTATTGATTTAAATACTAATCTTAAACAACCTTATACTAATTTGATTGAAATGATACAACCTTATACAAATACTCAGTTTTCTCTCTTTTTTG